AGCCTCTTTCCACTCGAGCATAACAACAAAACCAAGGGCTCGATTTAGACCTTTAGGCACAATAAAAGAGAATTGAGCGTTTTCAACTGCCGCAGCGTCAAAAGGCAAAACGACAGAGACTACTTTATGAGCTGCTGACTCATCCTGAAGTAAGGAGCCGCACCCATTCGATAGCTGAGGATTCATAGCTTGAGCAGGCACGTAGGCTACTAAAACTTTACCGACCAAGCGGGCGTCGAGCTGAGATTTGAAAATGTCGGCCATGAGCCGCTTGGTCGGCGGAGAAATCAAAATCGCACCTACCGGGATGTCTAAAGGCGCTGGAGCCGTGTTATCGAACGTGCCGCCTGAGTATGTCTCGTACACCTCTATACGACTAAACGTTGTGCTCGATGTGAGCTGGCCGAGACCTGTTTCAAGAGGCGAAAAGTCTGAAGCTAAAAACACGTAATGAAACGGAACGTTCAGCCCTACCGTCTGAGTGACGTTAGGGTGATTCTCTGCGGGGGCAACTTCAACGTTCGCCGCTCCGCCGACCGATACGGTCATTTTCGTCCAGTTAGCGATAATGCTTGATGGCATGATTTAGTCCTATCCTACAATGGTTTTTACCGCACTACGTTCTGAGCGGATTACGTTTACAATCGCTTTGTTGAAGCCTGCTGTGCCGAACACCGCATTAGCCAAGTCGTCTGCGTTTAAGGTGTTTACAATGTTTACCGCCTGTTGCATAGGAGCTGACATTTCGCCCTTGCCGCCACCGTTTAATATGTTTCTAGGGTTGTCGGCAGACAAGACCTCTTCGTTGCGTTGCAATATGGCCGCATACTCATCTTTCGCAAGCCCCGGCACTCCGCCGTCATGAAACTTAGGCGCGCCCACGAACATGCTAGGGTCTACGTTGTTGCGTTTACGGTTAAGCGTTCCGTTGACCACGCCGCCTGAGTGAATCACAAACGACTGACCTAGCCCTAGCGCGGCTCCTGCGCCTGAAGCTACTGCCCCTCCGCCGCCTGAGAACAAGCCGTTAATCGCTCCAGCGATGCCGCTGATAAAGCCGCCACCGCCTGAGCCGCCTGAAGCCTGTAGCGCGTTAAGAATGGCCTGCTTAGCAATCATGCTAGCAATCTCGCGTAAGAAGTCAGCGGCAAAGCGTAGAAAGCCGTTACGCACTTCGTCTAAAGCGTCGCCCCATGAGCGAGTGCCAGCGGCCGCATCGCCAATGGCCGTGGCCGCAGTATTGAACGCTCCTGACGCTCCGTTAGCGATGTTTTCGGATAGCTGACGAGCGCTGATGAGCTCAACGGTCAAGCCTTTAGCGCTCTCACGCGCTTTGGTCATTTCAGCTACGAAGCGAGCTACTTGAGCGGGGTCTAGGGCCAAGCGATTTGCCTCAGCCCAGCGTAGCGATTCATCAGTGATTGCCTGAATGCCTGATTGAAGAGTAGCGATGACTTCGGCCGCGCGCTCGCGAGCCTGAAGGTCGGTCAGCAAGCCTGTATCTTTTAGCGTCTCAATCGTCTCCAGTTTAGCTTGGCGCTCGCTTAATAAATCGTTAAGCTCTTTTTCACGGCGTTGCAGCTCATCTTGGAAAAACGCTCTACGCTCAGCGGTTTGTAGCTCTTGTACGGCCAAGTCAAGGCGCGCTTTCGCTGCGGTAGCCTCTTCGGTGCTCGCGCCATCGTCTGATAGGCGCTTACGCAGTACCTCAATGTCGCGATAAGCGTCAGCGTACCCCGTTGTGATAGCGGCAAGCCTTTGGTCAAGGGATAGTTTCTCTTTACGGCCAGCGGTAGCTTCAATGGTCTCGATTTTAGAGACGACTTGCTCCGTCAGTTTCAGTCGTTCTTCAGTCGATTTTTCACGCTCTTGAGTAATCAGCGCCTCTTTGGCTGAGTTCAAGCGGGTTTCCATTTCGGAGCTTTGGCCGTAGAACGCGCGAATCTTACGCAATAAAATGCTGTATGAGTTTTCAATCGCTGCCTCGCGCTCGGCCAAGGTACTAGCTTCTTTTTTCTCGATACGTTCTTCAATACGGGTTAGCTCATCGGCCAGTGCTTGCTCAATCCGGGCGCGCTTTTCTGCGGCAACGCGAGCGGCCTCAGCGGCTTTTTCAGCATCGGCAGGATTAGGCACGTCTGTTACCGTAGGCTTCGGCGTAGTAGTCGCTGCTGGAGTCGCCGCCGCTTTTGCTGGGGCTTTAGGAGCTTGAGCTGCTTTGCGACGCGCCTCAGTCTCGTTGATGACGCGCAGTTCCGCTTTCAGTTTTGTTTGGTCTAAGTCGGTTAGCGGCACTTTCGTTCTGAAGTTGCCTACGACCAGTGGCTTATTACCGTCTTTTAGCTGAGTCTCAATCTCTCTTTTACGAGCGGCCTGAGCGGCTAAAACGCTCGCTTGAACACGGCCGTCAGCGGCTTTTCTGTATGATTTCTCAATCAGGTTAAACGCCTCTGCTGCTCCAGCGGCAAGAATGCCGACTAGACTGCGGCCTTCGCGAGCGGCCTCCTGCATCTTTTTGATAATGCTGGTAAAGCCCTGTACCGTGTTATCCACAAATGCTTTGACTTGCGGGATTGAGTTGTACAGGATAGCGCCGATAGAGAGCGCAAGTAGCACAAGGTTCAGCCTAGATAAGAGGGTCAGTAAGCCCGTTAAAACGCGCTGGGCGATGCTAGCGTTAGCGGCAAGACCTTTCATGGCTACGCTACCAGCCTTGGCCGCTTCAACCATTTTGCCGATACCTACGATGCCTGCGATAAAAGACCGACTGACAAATAGCAGGCCTAGGAAAATAAGAGCGTCAGAAATGGCGTTAATATTGTTTACTAAAAAGACGGCCAAGCCTGCAAGCACTTTAAAAGCCGTAGCTAAGTTAGTCGCGAACTCTTTACCGTCGGAGCTTCTGAAAAAGGTGATAAGGTCTTCGACCAGCTCTTTGTACGCTTCCGCAAAGCCTGAGTCAGCGATAAGCAACTTGAAGTTAAAAAACTCAGTGTTGAGTCTAGCCTGCTCCGCTGCCAGCGATTTAGTAGCGGCAGGCAGCTGGTCGGCCACGATGTTGCGGTACTCTTCAGCAATCTCTACGAGGTCGCTAGCGAGAACTTTCCCGTCCTTGAGGGCTTTGTCTAGGTTGGAGCCGAATTTCTCTTGTAGCGCGTTTTGTGCAACGCCAAACGCACCAAAAAGACGGTCGCCTAACTGGCCGCGCAACTCTTCACTCTGAACTTTGCCTTTTGAGACGATTTGCTCAAGCGCTTTAAAAATGCCGTTTAGGTCGTCTTCTGTTAAGTTAGCAACTCGGCCGACCTCAGAAAATGACTCAAAGATGAAGCGTAACTCTTCGCGAGTTCGACCTACCTGAATGCCGCCAGCCAAGAATTTAGCGTAGCCTGACGCTAGCGATGTGAACTCTACGCCTAGACGCTCTGCTTGCCCTGCGGCATAAGCGTACTCTTCAGCAATCGCTCTTTGGTCGTTGCCTACTGCAATGCTCAGAGAGTTTTGAATTTGCTGTCTTTTATTAAGCGCGTCAATAACTTTAGTGCCGTTATTGATGATGCCGAACACGCCCAAGTACGCGGAGCCAAGCGCTAAGAACTCGCCCTTGATTCGTTGCGTTAAAGATAAGGTAGTGCGGCCTGAGTCGTTAAAGCGCCCGAAGTCAAAGCCTGTGCGAGTCGCTTGGCCTACCTCGCGTGTTGTGTTTTTGAGGCCGTTCAGCGCCGCAGTAGCGCGAGTCGCGGTTTGAACGATACGTTGCTGAGCGCCTGCTAAATCGTTTGTCTTGATGCCTGCTTGCTGAAGCTCAGTGCGTAGCGCACGAAGAGACTGCACTTGAGCCGCCATGGCGGTACGGCTATTCGCATAAGCGACCTGAGCGGTTTTAAGCTTACCCTCAAGCTCAGCGTTGCGGTCTTTCGAGATACGGACTGCTTCGGCCAGTTCAAGTACGGCAGTGCGTGTTCTGCTGTATTCGGCCCGGGCTTCACGTAGGCGAGCTGTCTGCGCTGCATAGTCTTCGACTAAACCGCTTTGTGATACTAGACGGCTTTGAATGTTGCGCAAAGTCCGTACTGCCTCGCTCACTTTGTCGGCGGCAATCGCGCCTCGTTTGAAGTCAGTCTCGATTTTATTCGTCTGCTCGGACACTTGAGCCAAGGTCGCTCTTACGCGATTCGCTGGGTCTAGTATGTCCTCAACAACGGCTTTAAGGTTGCCTGACGCTGGGGTACTGCGGATTTCTCGGTTTAAAGTAGAGTAGCCCTTAGTCGCGGCCACTGCATCGGTCGCCAGCTTGCGTAGCGTATCGCCTGCAACAAGTTTACGTTCTGCCTCTTTAGCCGCTCTAAGGTCGTCCGCATAACTGCGGATTGCGGTTTGCACTTTGTTGATTGATATGCCAAGCTCTGCTGCTGAGCGACGTAGCTTGTTTTCTGAGTCTGATTCTTTGTCTAGGGCAATACCTGTGTCTAGGAGAGCCTTTTTTAATTGCTCCTGCTGCGCTATTTGAGAGGCATATTTCGCTTCTGCTCGTTTTACGGCGTCGCCTAGACGGTCTAGTTTAACTATTTGCTTGTCGGTCGCTTTGTCGAGGTCGCCTATTTTAGCGCGGTACTCTGTGTAAGCCGCAGACGCTTCTTGCACCTTGGTCTCGACCATGGCTACTGCGGCAGTCGTTTTATCGAACTGGCCGATTAGCCCGGCTTGGTCTTTCAGGGATTCTTGAGCTTGTTGTAGAGCGATGACTGACGCTTTGAGTTCGTCGATTGACGTTTCACCGCGCTTGGCTGAGGCGACTTGCGCGTCGATGTCTTTGCTTAGCCCAGCGATAGCCTTAGAGACGCCAGTAAAGGAGCTTTGCCCCTGAAGTTGCGCCCTAATAATTAGGTCTATCTCTTGGCGATTAACCGACATCGTTTACCTTAGCAAGTAGTTTGTTAAGCTCTTTTGTTGCCTCTTGGCCGTTGATGCAAGACGCTATGACTGTCTGCATTAGTATGGCTTCGAGTGTTGTCTGCGCTGCTTGGCGCTCCCTGACGATGCGGCTTTCAGAGAACAAACATGCCAGCGTGTAGTTTCTTGCGTTGCTGTGGCCTTGCGCTAGTAGCAGGCTCACGTCTCTTCTAATACGGGTATAAAACTGGACTACGCCAGTTTCTTCACTTGCTATTTCTTCGCTTTGTTCAGGAGGGGCGCGATAACCTCCATCCCTTTTTTTATCCCGCCGACCTCTTCAAACGTCAGCTTGACAATGGTCATTAGAATTTCGATTTGTTTAGGTGCGGAGATTGAGCCTGCGGCCATTACGGCTTTAGGGCTGGTCTCGCCTGCGGCAACGGCGATTAGGTTCGCCACGAAGCCCGGAGCATCGGCCACTGCGCCTAGCGCGATGCGCTCTACGTCAGAAGCTTCAATATTTGATAAGTCGCCGTCTACTGCCGTTTTAACGAGGCTGAATAGGGCGTCTAGGTCTTCAAAATGGGTTGTGAGCAGTTGAGTAAGACCGTTAAACGTTACGCCGCTCACAAAAAACGTAGTACCGTTTAACGGAATTTCTCGACGCTGGGCTTGATAGTCAGCTAGCATCTTTTACACTTACGCAGCGCGGCCGTCGATATACACGGCTGCTACTGTTGGCGCTTTTTGTAGAATTTCAATCTCAAATTCTAATTGCACCCAAGTATCAGCTTTTAAGACATACTCACCGCTTGGCGTCAATTTGACGTAAGGGTATTAGTGGTCGCGGTTGATGCCTTTAGGATTATCAGCCACTACGCGCATTGCACCGTAGATAACATCATTACCTGAAACAATTTGCTCGCGAGTAACTGCCGCTTGGTCAAAAGTCACTTGAATTGGCGTATCGTTAGCAATGTCAGGCGCGCCTTCTAAAATAGTTACGCGACCAAGGGCAGCGTCAAATGTGTAGTTGTTTGGAGCCGCAATTACGGTAGCGAAGCCAGCGCCTTTACGAACAGACACGTTTGAGATATTGCGAACGCCCGTAGGGTTAGCTTCCGTAGCGCCTAGCTGGTAGCTACGTCCTTGTTTTACTGTACGTGTTTCAAGTACGGCTGCGGCAGCCGCTTGCGCTACTGAGCCTACACCGCCTTGGAAATACAGGGCTAAGTTATTAGCTGATACGTCATCAACCGTAATCGTGCCTTTACGCTCGATAGACAGTTGAACTGACTCGTCTTTTACTTTAACTTTCGAGTCACTGTCGTAGTGGTCAATCGTTTCAGAGGTTTGATTTGTTGACGCGCCCGGGGTGTTGCCAAAGTATGCTTCACCTTCGCCGATTGTAGCTGCGGCAATAATGATGCCTAGCGCGTATTTATCAAAAAAGATTTTGCCCTTGGGAATTACATAATTTTTGCTCATTTTGTGCCTACCTTTCAGTTGTATATAACACAATAAGTTGTTGTCGAGACTATAAAGTCATTTTTACTCGTTTGCAAGACTTATCTCTAGGGTTAAATAGAAAAACGCCTTGTTGCTTGTCTGCTCGCTCGGAGGCCTGACGCTATAGTTGCCTATTGCCATGCTTCCGATTAGCCGTCCAAGGAGGTATGCCTGCGGGATTAGCGGGTCGCCCTGCCTGTCCGTAGCGATGATTTCGCCTAGTCGCAGCTCTACGTCTTCCGCTACCTGATAGGCAGGGTCAGTAGGGTGTTCGCTGTCTGATTTAACCCAGCCTTGTATGAGCAGTGAGAGCGAGTCATATCGCTGAGCGTTTTGCTCGCCCGCTCTAAAACTGTCATTCAGCCTTGGGTTTTCGAGTATAGCGACCATGGGGGTAGGGTCGTTGTCTCCGTGAATTTGTCGGCCTCGGCTGACTGCGCCAGCGGCACTTAGGTCAGACACAAAACCGTTAGCAGGGCTAATGCCTGCTAGGTGCGTGGTCAAAAGTTTAAGTATTTGTAGTCGGATAGGGTCAGCCATTGCTTAGCCTCGCGAATTGTCTGAGAAACTGTTTTGTGAGAGTCGTAGTGATGAGCTGCTGCTTACTAGCGGCAACCCCTTTAAACACTTGGTCTACTGATGGGCCGTATAGCAGATATACGTTGGGCGCTAGTTTAACGGCAGGGTCTCTTTTATTATCAAGCGACTCGCCTTCTTTTAGTCGGATAGCCAAGCCTCTATTGCCGTTTTTGAGCGTGACTAGAAACGCCTTCTTGAGCAGCTTGCGGCTACCGCGCTTTACCTCAACCCGAACGCCTGTGCCGCGAGTGTTCTGCGGTGTTTGTCCTGC